ATGGCTAACACACTCAGTGTTATTGATATGGTGACACGTGAGGCGCTTCGCATTGCACATGAGAAGCTGTCCTTTATTGGCACCATTGACCGTAGCTATGACAGTTCTTACGCCAAGTCTGGCGCCAAGATCGGTGATACGTTGCGCGTCAGAAATCCAAACCAGTACGTCCGTCGCAAGGGCTCTCGAGTCATGGATGTACAGGATCAGGCCGAGAGCACGCAGAATGTAACCGTCGCTACGCAGGACGGTGTTGATATGAAGTTCAACTCGGCAGAGTTGTCCCTGAGTATCGATGAGCTTTCACGCCGCTACATTGAACCAGCAACATCGGTTCTGGTGTCCGGTATTGAGTCTGACGTTTTGCAGGGCGTTACCAAAGACGTCTATCAGCAGACCGGTACGACTACGGAAGTTGTTGGTGCGACGGATCTGGACGCAGTGTCTCAGGCACGAGCCAAGCTCAACCAGCAGCTGGCGCCGAAAGACGCTAACCGCTGCATCCAGCTCGACTCGGTAACGATGGCTGGTGTTATCAACGGTCAGCGTGCACTGTTCAATGACCAGAAGCAGCTTTCGACGGCATTCAAGGAAGGTTATCTTGGTCGCTTCGCAGGTGCTGACTGGTACGAGAACGATCGCACGTATGCACACACCAACACGACAGACGCTGATGTGGCGTATGCGGTTGATGATGCAACGCGCCTCGCGGCTTACACCGACGCTGATGGACTGTCAGTTCTGAACTTCGATGCAAAGGGAACGCTCAGTTATTCACTGGGCACAACCTTCACCATCGCTGGTGTTTTTGACTGTCATCCTGAAACCAAAGCCAAGTACGCACACTTAAAGCAGTTTGTGGTAATCCCGCCAGACACCTCGACTACGGCAACGCAGTCTGACATTACGTTCTCACCGACGCTGCGCGCTGGTGGAGCGAAACAGAATGTCTGGATCTCGGGTGGATCTGCAAATATTGCAGCTTTGGAAGACAACGTAACAGCTTGCTATGCAGGCTCCGGTATTGTCTATCAGTCGAACCTGATGTATCACAAGGACGCATTCACGTTTGTGACTGCCGACTTGCCGATCATGGACGATGCAATCAGGTGTGTACGCCGTATGCAGGATGGCTTGGCCATCAGGTGCTGGCAGGGTAGCGACATCAGGAATGATGAGTTACTGCTTCGTTTGGACATTCTTTACGGGTACAAGACCCTGCGTCCAGAGTGGGCTTGCCGACTCAACAATTAGGAGTAGATTATGACTATTACTTCTGAAGTTGAACGCCTCGATACAGGCGATCCTGATGGCTGCAAGTACCGTGGTGGACATCGTGAAGTGATCTCAGGGAAGGAGAATACGACTTTTCCGTATATCCTTAAGCCTGAAGAAAGCGGAGCGCTGTGTGTTCACGGTGCAGCCGATGGTGCTGCTTGGGTTCTGCCGCCGGCAGAGGCTGGCTTGTGGTACGAGTTCTTGGCGACTGTCTCGGTTACTGCTTCTGACGTTTACACTGTCACCTGTTCTTCGGGTGATTTTATGATTGGTGTAATCGTTGGTGGTAACTTGACGATCGGCGCCTCGGGCGATGTCTTTACCGCAAACGGGTCAACGCATCTTGCGCTTTCCCAAAACGGTAGTGACACGGGTGGCCTGATCGGTGATACCTTCGTCCTCACTGCAATTAACGATTCGCAGTGGGCCATGACACAAGGTGTAAGCGTTGGTTCTGGAACCAATGCAACGCCGTTCACCACATAGGAGATAGATTATGACGATTCCATCAGCACTACAGTCGATTTCCAGTAAAGATGGTGACGGCAGCATTGCAAAGGGTCTTCATCGTGAAGTGATCAAGTTTTCATCGACCACAAATGGTGGAGCCGGAGTTGGACTGGTGAGTTACCAGCTGACACCGGACCAATCGGGCGCACTGATAATCTTTGACTCGCTGACAGGCAATCTGGTTAAGTTACCAACACCAGCTGCAGGAATGCAGTTCGAGTTTATCGTTGAGCTGGCCTGCACCAGTAACGAGCATAAAATCCTGACCAAGCTGGTCGCATCGGAGTTTCTGCTTGGGTCCATTATTTCGGCATCGGAAACGGTCGCCGAGGGCATGGACGTATTTACTGGTAATGGTTCGACACACGTTTCGGTCTCGATGAACGGTACAACCACTGGTGGTGAAGTGGGCACGCGCCTTGTCTTCACCGGCCTGAGTAGCACTCAATGGGGAATTAAGGGTGTTAATCAGGGCAGTGGCGGTGCTGTCACCGATCCATTTGATACTACTTAGGAGAACGCAATGACGATTCCAGCAGAACTATACGAACTGTCAAGCCGTGATCCTGATGGGTCAATCTGGAACGGCGCACGGCGTGAGATCATCACTGGCAAGGAAAATGGCACCACGGCATATCAATTGCTACCTGAGCAATCGGGTGCATTGATTGTCAATAACTCCTTGACGGGGGCGCTCTATACGCTGCCTACACCAGTTGAGGGTATGTGGTTTGAGTTTTGGACTAAGCTGGCCTGTACGTCTAACGAGTACAAGGTCATCACCAAGACCATCTTAACCGAGTTTATTCTCGGTGCGGTGACGGCAACACATGCCACGGTTGGTTCATCGGGTACGGCGTATCCAGCGGTTGTGGGCGACTCTTTTGTCTCTCATAACCAGAACGGTACGACTACCGGTGGTGTTCCGGGTGATCAACTCATCCTGACGGCAATCAGCACTACGCGCTGGGTTGCCTCGGGGTGGTCTGTTCAATCGGGATCCACAGGTGATCCGTGGAGTACGAGTTAGACTGGGTGGGGGCTTCGGCCCCCTCCTTTAACTGAGGAAAGAGCATGGACAGAGCAGCAAAGATCAAGCTGATTAACACGGCCACCGGTGATCCGAAGATGCGGAGGGACCTGACGGCGATGATTGATGAACCAGCACCGATGCCAAAGTTGGATATCAAGAAGAAGCCAGCGAAGAAGGCCGCTAAGAAGAAAGCGGGGTCGAAGAAATGACCAAACAAGCGCAACTCGTACAGACGATGTGCGATTACGCCGTGGTCGATGTCTCAGACAACAGCACCACGGTCTACGCTGGCCCGGCAATGCTGTATGGCGTGTATGTCAATACAGTCTTATCGGCGCACACTTGCCCGATCACAGATGGTGGCACCACGGTGGTAACAATTGTGGCTTCGGCTGCTGCGGGTACGTCGATCCTTTATCCGGGGATCCGCTTTAATACCTCGTTGATTGTCGATCCGAACGACTCGGGCACAGGCAGTATCGTGGTGGCTTATCGCAAGGTAAACCCGGATCTGGTTGATGGATTGACTACAATCACGCCGGCCACATAATGGCCACTTTACTGTCGGTCATCGATGACGCACTGCGCGACATCAACGTGATATCGGAGGTAGAGAACGCCTCGGCTGAACAGGGTTCGTTTGCACTGCGTAAGCTCAACCAGATGATGGACCTGTGGCGCGAGACCAAAGATATCGATCTTGGTTACTTCAACCAGACCAGCACCAGCGGCACGATCCCTGTACCGGATTGGTCGCTGTTGGCGGTGACCAGTGGCTTGTCGATCGCTTTGGCGCCGAAGTACGGTGCCACGGTATCCAACGAGCTGATTGCTGTTGCTGATTCTTCGATTAAGGGTGTACAGAGTAAGCTGCAGATCGAGAAGAAGAAGGGTGTCGATCTATCGTACCTACCTGTGGGTTCTGGTCATTACGGTCGTGGAAACAATATACTGACGGATAGCTAACATGCCGGAAAAAGTCGAATTATGGCCCGGTCAGGTTGTAGAGATCGACATTGGCGGTTTGGAGTCAGTCGGCAAGGTCAGTAACTATCTGCGTGACGAGGGCGTTCCGCAATTCAAGCAGGACGTCACCGACTTTAGTAAGGGCGTGGCGACGGCGCCTTTTACGGCTGCGCCTGATATCGTCGGGCTGGCCACACAGGGCGTAAACGCACTCACAGATTACGCCTCCAATTACGTATACGGTGATAGCCGCGGTGCACTGAATGCGCCGGTTATCAGCGGTGATCCGATCCGTGAGGTAGCCGGTTTGGATCCTTCTTCTGGCGCCGGTATGGCCGGTGAGTTCATGGATCCCACGAACGCGCTTTACAAAGCCCCGGCCGCACTGGCGAAAGCGGCAGTGAAATATGGCCCTGATGTAGTTGCTGCTGCGGCGCCGTTTGCTGCAAAGGTGGCGAAAGGACCAAAAGGCATCACAAATAATAAACTGGTTGCCGAGGTCGAGACAGACTGGGGCGGCGATAAAAAATACATGGTTCACGCTCAGGATGGGTATTGGTTTGAGAATTATGAGACAGGCTCAAAGAGCTTTGATTCCGTTGCTGAATTTAGGGCCGAAAGAATAACCAAGCGCCCAGATGTAAACGCACTCGCTAGAGGTGCTGATAAGGCGGTTGATTACTCCACGGGCGACGTCAATGATGTTGGCCTCGAGCACTTCCACCGCAATACAGACCCACTCACCGAAGCCAGTCGCAATATGGAGACCGAGTTTGCGATACAGGTTCGGGATAACCCAGAGCAGATGGCACAGCAATACGCG